CGTCGAAGGTTTGAAAAGTGAAAGCCTCAGCTTTTGGGTCCAAGGCTTTCAAGAATTTCTCTGTCTCGGAACGATTCATCGGCGCACTCCTGTTGCCGTTTGTGGTTGAGGGGAAGAAGAAAGAAGTGGTGCAGCCCTGAGGGGAAAGCTAGCCAACCCTCATGCTGCACCTGCAGACTGTTATTGCGGACACCTGTCTGCTGGTCCGGCCACAGGGAAAATGCCTAAACCCTGTGGCGGTAGAAACTTATTTAATCTTCTTGCGAGAGCTTGGCGTGACGGCTTCTACCACTTCATCAAACTCAGACCGATCCGCCCAACCCACAACCGGAAGCTCCGGCACCTTGATGCGTCCGAGCGACGGATCACGGTGCAGGTAACTTCCCTTGCTGAGTTCGACAATCGGATACTCGCCAGCGTGTTCACCACGGATACCATCACCGTACGCAGTCGAGAGCTTACCGATAGCGGTCTTACCACCGCCTGAACTTGACGTGAAGGTGTAAAGCTGTCCCTTCTTACCCGGCTCTTTCATCACCATCTGGTGCGTGTACACCCACGGGTCACGCGGCTTGCCGTTTGACTCATCACGCTCCCACTCGTTAGGATCGTTGAACGAAAGCTCGTTACGCCGAGGCGGCACGAACCCTTTCACCAACTGACCCATCACCTGTTCAGCAGGACGACCATCCTCCCAACGCTGCCAGCCAACCGTCAACGAATCCATATTGGCGATCAGCGTGGTGCCATCCTCGAGCTCTTCGTTATCCTGTCCAGCAACCCAATCGCCTTTATTAAACTTCAGCAGCATCCCGATGATGCTACTGCCGGTTGCAGCCCTACCGTAGTCGAGGAAGTAACTTGCTTCTTCAGTTTGTATAACGGCAGGCTGCTGCGACGGGACAACCTTCAGTGGATTGGTCTTGGTAGATTTAGCCATTGTCTTCTTCTCCTTGTTTAAATGTCCTGCTAGCGATTGCTATCAGGGGACGTCCCGGACACGCACTTCTGCAACACGTGTCCGGGCATTACTTAAAGATTAGAACGCAAGCGGATATCCGTCCAGCATCGTTCCTGAACGTGTATACGAATGCGGAGACACAACTTTCCACTCGGGAGTAAGATAGCGGTAAGGCTTTCTTGTCCCCGAACCTGGATTCACTGGTGTATCCTTAATCAGATCGTAGAGCTTCGCTGCACAAATCTCGGACAAGATTGTTGACCAATCCGTTTCGAAATAGCGCACCGTAGCAACCTTCTTGCCTTTCCGTACCGCCTCAGCCAAATCCTTACTCAGCTGATCGTTGTACGGTGCATCTCCACCATTTCCCAACTTACCTCGGTGAAGAATGACGAAGATTTCTTTTCCAGAAAGGCTCTGGTAAATACGATTACCCTCGTAGCCTCTCTCGAATTTTAGTTTCTCTTTCCACCGAAGTAATCCTACCTTTCCCTTGTCCATGAGTCCTTTCGTCTCAGACGCACAGACACGTTCGAGATATACAGACTTCTTCAGCTTACCATTAGTAGTCATAGGATACACCCTCTTCACTGAAGCCATATTTCAAGCGTGTGGCTTCACAGCACGCTACTCACTCGTCGAGTGAGATCGTAAGGCGAGTGGTTGGCTCGCCTAAGCGCATGAATTGTTCAACATCGATTCCGGCTGCAGCCGCTGCCTCTTTCAGCCCTTCGGTGTTATACGAAACGCGTCCCTTCACACCGGAGAGCGTCACGACACCCGGTACCTTGCGAATGTCCCAATCGCGTAGTCGCTCTTTAATCTTCTCCTGCTGCTCCCGGTATTTCTCGTCGAGCTTATCGCGACCGAACGCGAACGCTTGTGCTTCCTTACACAAGTCCGTTATCTCTGCGACCCGCTGCGGCGAGATTGGCTTCGGCTTAAACTTCTCTGACGGTAGCGCGTGCCGTTCAATACCACACGGATCCTTGAATGGACACGTCTCACATTCACTACCGCCTGAGATCCAACCTTCTGGCAGTAAGTCAGCTGCACCTTTAGCCGTCAGGATTTCTGTGGCACGCTGCTGCAACGACGCGAATACCTTCGGATTAAACTCCACCACGAATTCCTTTACTTCATCGTGGAAGCTGGCATCCACGTAAATTAGCAACACGTAGTTTGGTTTGTACTCGGTCTTCAACCGCACCAGTCCAAGCTGCGCTTGTGCCTGGAGCTTGTGTACATTCTTTTCCTTACCCAAGTTGGCACGCGGGTCGATCGATTTAATTTCTACCAGCACGCAATCTGCACCGAGGTTCTTAACGCCGAGGTGCCGCAGCGCATCCGGCTTCACGCCTGTGAGCAAGCCGTCTGGCGTGGCACTCAGGTGACCTTCCTGCAGCGTGCGCTGGTCCTCGCCAGCCCACAGCAGCCGCTTGCCAAAGCGTTTGCGCAGCGCAGGGACCACAAGGTGCTGCTCGATCAGATTACCGCGTTGGGCGGCTCCCCAGCGGTCGACGTGCCCCTTGTCCTGCACCTCTGCACGCTTGAAGTAATAAGTCTTGCGAGCGCATTGCCCGATCTCAGACGCGCCAACCGTGCGCGTACGATCGTGCGCCCACACTTTCTTGTCGCCGGTTACGTACTCGTTGAGAATGTCTGTTAGCATCACCTTATCCTTTCGCGTCGCCCCAATTTTTTCCGAGCCCATGATCGACCAAGAGCGGTATGGAAGGCGTCACCGCTGTCTGCATAATATTTACCATCTCACGAAACGCTGCCTTGCTCTTAGCGTCTCGAGGTACCGAGATATCTAACTCGTCGTGCACTGTCAGGTGCGGCGGTCCGAGTACGTCACAGACGCCACTCTCCCACACTAAGGCCATCGCCTGCTTCAGCACGTCTGCGGCGCTGCCTTGAATGTACGCGTTGAGTGCACGGTACGTAAATGCCCTGCGTGCACCAGACGTACGCTCACGTGAATACGAAGCGTTACCCGCACGATCGAATTTCTCCCACAGGGGAAACCGGCGGATGCGGCCTAGGATCGTTTCGATCTGTCCGTCACGCTCGGCACGCTCCATCCACAGATTGCTTAGCGGCTTCATGAACGGTGCTTTCTGGTGGTACCGGTCTAACATTTTGCTGCCTTCTGCCAATGACAGCCCAAGCTGCACCGAAATCTTCTTTGGTCCTGCACCGTACGCGCACGCAAAGGTAATTGTTTTCGCTTGCAGCCGAGGCAAGCCAGTCATCTCGGCAACCACCGCGTGGAAATCTGTCTTGGGGTCGCGGCGGTACGCGTCTACGAAAGTCTTTGCGCCGAAGATCTTTTCATCTGCGGCGTTAGCCGCCATCAACCGGAATTCGATCTGGCTAAAATCTGTGGCACCGAATAACTGTCCCTCATCAGGCAGGAAGAGCGTACGAATAATATTACCGTCCTCGGTGCGAATTGGAATTTGCTGCAGGTTCGGGTTCGAGCTCGAGAAGCGTCCAGAGACGGTGCCGGTGGCGTCGCTACGCAATTGATTAAACGAACAATGAATGCGTCCTTTGTAGTTTCCATCCAACACCACACCCTTCACGAACGTCTCGCGTAACTTATCTAGGTGCCGGATCTCGTGCACCAGCTTTGCCACCGGGTGCTTGGATGCGGCAAGCCATTCCTTAGTGAACGAAGGCGCATTTGTTTTAGGCGTGCGGGGATAATCAACACCTTCCTTATCGAATAAGACCGCGATCGCACGCGCGTTCCACGGCGGAATGTCGCCGGTCTTCTTGGCGAGTATCTTCTGCCGCTTGGTCATCTTGTCGTAGAGCGCCTCTGCTGCAGCAAGGTCCACCCGCACGCCACGCAAGCGCATTGCTACCAGCATCGGGATTAGCCTGCTCTCCAGCAAGAACAAGTCCCAGAGGTTCTGCTGCTCCAACAATTTCTTCTGCTTCTTGAAGATCTCCAGCGGCAACCGCGCGTCGTCGATGGCGTATTGCGCAACGATTTCCGCTGGCGCTCGCCAGATATTACCGCGTGGATTCTTCGCTCCGAATTTCTCTTTCAGCCACGCGTCCATTTCGGTCGATTGTTTCCCCACACCCAAATAATCTAACGCCAAGTTTTCCAGCGAATACGATTTTCGTCCTTCGTCGAGCAGCGGTTCTGCGATCTGGATATCGTACGGCAGTCCGCCGACCTTGACGCCAGCGGAAGAAAGAAAACCAAGATCGTAAGCCGCGTGCGCGAACAACTTTGGCGTGTCGCTTTTTAATTCCTGCTTGAGCCATGCCAGCACCTTGCGCTTGGGAAGATTGCCACCACCCTCATGGGCGATCGGATAATAGCCAGAAAATTTATCCGTAGCGATTGCGATCCCCGCGATGAACCCGCCTCGATGGTAGCCGGGACCGAGCGCCTTCAAATCTGGATCGCACGTTTCAACGTCGACCGAAATGAGCTTCGCGCCTTTGAGCGAAGGGTATTCAATCGTCTTGGTCTTGGCGAGCATGGTGCCCTCCGTCGTCAGGTGTGCCACACAAGAATGCTTCGTCACTCATAAGTGGCGTCGGCACCGGCTTCACCCGATCTGCAACAAGAATTGCGTACCCGGCAATGTCGTCCCAGTGATCCTTGAAGTGTGGATTGCCGACTAGGATCCGCGCGATCTTGTGCGCGAACAACTTTGGCGTGTCGCTTTTTAATTCCTGC